AGATTCTGTTACTATCGGTTATACTGGCTAGGAGTTTAAATGGCTAATACTACCTCGGGAACAACAACGTTCGACAAAACTTTTTCTATTGAAGAAATAATAGAAGATGCTTTTGAACGTATTGGATTAAACGCTGTTGCAGGTTATCAACTTAAATCTGCAAGAAGATCTCTTAATATCTTATTTCAAGAATGGGGTAACAGAGGTATTCACTATTGGGAAGTAGGCTCAACTAATCTAGACCTTATAGAGGGTCAGGCAGATTACGATTTTTTTAGATCAAGTGATGATGGAACGTCAGCAACAACCACAGATCCAGCTAGCGTATTTGGAATTTCTGATATTCTTGAGGCACAACTAAGATCTAATAGAACTCAAACAACACAATCAGATAGTCCTATGACAAAAGTAGATAGATCTACATACGCAGGATTCTCAAACAAATTATCTAAAGGCACACCTAATCAATATTGGGTGGAGAGATTTATAGACAAAGTTACAATACACATATACCCAACACCAGATTCAACAAATGCATCTAAAGATATGCATTTCTTTTTCATAAAAAGGATACAAGATATTGGAGATTATACAAATGCAACTGATGTACCATTTAGGTTTGTGCCTTGTATGGTATCAGGATTGGCATATTATTTAGCACAGAAATATCAACCGCAATTAATTCAACCTACAAAACTAGCTTATGAAGATGAGTTTGCTAGAGCATTAGCGGAGGATGGGTCGGCTTCTAGTACACACATTACACCTAAAGCTTATTACCCAGGAACATAATGGCAAAATACGCAACAGGTAAATATGCAAAAGCAATATCAGATAGATCTGGTATGGAATTTCCATATAAAGAAATGGTTAGAGAATGGAATGGTGCGTTTGTGCACGTATCTGAATTTGAACCAAAACAACCACAATTAGAGCCAAAGCCTATGAATGGTGATGCAATATCTTTAAGACACGTTAGACCTGATAGAACAGAAACTGCCGTGCCTAATCTTTTACCTTCAAACCCTTTTACTATCACTAACGGATCAACAACTGTTACGGTTAATGAACCAAATCATGGTAGATCTACTAGCGATACTGTAAGATTTAGAGATGCTTCAAATGTAGCAAATTTACCAGCAGCAACAATTAATGTAGCTGGGGGGTATACAATTACTAAAGTTAATGATAATAAATATACTTTTAATTCTGGAGTAACAGCTTCAGTAACATTAGAAGGAGGAGGAGACATAGCCTCAGCAGGGCCAGTCACAGTAACAGCATGATTAAATGGATTAAAAATTTATTTTGTAAAATAATTGGTATTAAACAATGTGAGTGTCCAGAAGACGAACATATAGAACTGTATACTAAAATACCAGAACCAGAAGTTCCAATTCATGAAGAAAAAAAAGAACATTGTGAAAGACATTTAAGATTTATAAAAAGATGTCCCGATTGTATAGAGGTAGTTAAATAATGGCAGGATTAAGCGCATCAGGATTAAAAACACAAATAAAAAGTTATACTGAAACAGATTCAAATGTTTTAACAGATGCTGTTTTAGAAAATATTATTTTAAATGCACAATATAGAATATTTAGAGATGTACCTATCGATGCAGATAGAAAACAACAAGTAGGTAATTTTGTTGCTGGACAAGAGTCTATCAACTGTCCTGCAGGAGCTGTATTTATTAGAGGTATACAAGTTTATGACACAGCAGGATCTGAGATTACAGGAGCTAATAGATGGTTAGAAAAGAAAGATGTAACATATCTTCAAGAGTATCAAGATATTACAGGAACATCAGCAGCTCAAGGTCAACCTAAATATTATGCCATGTTTGGTGGTGCTACGGGAGAGTCTGATACTACATCAGGTAGAATATTTGTAGCCCCTACACCAAATACTACATACAGATTTAGAGTTCATTTTAATAAAATGCCTGATCTTTTAGAGGGTGATGGCACTAACTACATTAGTTTAAATTTTCCAAACGGGCTATTATATTGCTGTCTATCAGAGGCATATGGATTTTTAAAAGGCCCGATAGACATGTTGACTTTGTATGAAAATAAATATAAACAAGAGGTACAGAAGTTTGCTAACGAGCAAGTTGGTAGAAGACG